CGAGACAGGTGCATTAACTCCGTATGACCATATGCACAAACTGATTAATCGGTATTGCATCAAGGACACATCGCTTGGTGGAGACTTTTTTAAAGCCGATACTCCGCAGACAGAAATGGATAAGTGCTATAAGTGCAAATGGTGGAACTATTCTTACGGCTGTAGTAACAAAAAAGGTATATGCGACTTTGAGTCGATAGCTGATACTCCGCGGACGGATATTGTTTTTTACGATTATGACCCTAATACTGACGATGTTCATCATATTAGGTGGCATGAACCGCAGACGGAAAGGAGCAAGTAGATGACTAAAGCAGAAGCAACCGACATCTTCCGTGACTTGAGCAGTGACCGCTACTCAGAGAACGAGAAGGCAGTTGCAATTTATGAGGTCGTGACTGCGCTAAACCACAGCCGAGTCACGAAGCAAGACCTAATAGATGCGCTGAACTGGCTGTGGCATCAACATTACAAATGGAAGTGAGGAAAAATGATTAACAGCTCTATGGTTGCTGTTAACTACTGATTGTAGAAAAGGATGGCGAAATATGAAAATACTTATGGGAATTTTAATAGGAGCGTTTTCCGTTATTGCGATTGCCAGTCATGAGATAGGTTCATACATAGAAGATGTAACGGACTGGGACTGGGAAGAAAGGAACGACAATGTGGATTAGAATAGGAGACACAGGGGTACAGCTGAAAGAAGACAATACCTATAAGCTGTGGATTAAGACGAAAAAGAGCAGAGGGCGTGGTAAGCCCAAGTTTCAGATAGTCGGCACTGAAATTATCACCAACTATGAACAGACCTATCTGACGTTCGATGATTATACTAAGGCAAGCGAAGCCTTGTACAAGATTGTGACCGCTTTAGACGAAAGACAGGCGAGACTGGAATTGTGAGGAAGGACATGACGTATAGCGAATTTGTTTCACAACCGATAAGCGTGTGGAGAAAGATACTGCATAAGAATGACGAGGTTGCACGGCTTGAAGGTCTGTGCATGAGAGCGACTGTTGGATTCTCGGAGAGAACACAGAGAACCGTTGCCAACAATCAAGAGAAGAACCTTGTCTCTCTCGCACAGGCGAGACGAGAGCTGGACGAGCTGGTTCTTGAGTTAACGAAAGCTCAAGGAGAGGTTCGGTCTTTTTTGTATGAAGTCCTCGAGCCAAGCGAAGCAGATGTCCTTGAGTGGAAATACGTCAATGGAAAATCTGTCAGAGAGATAGCCGACACCTTACAAATTGAAGAGCAGTCGGCACGGAACAAAATCAGCAAATGCGATAAAAAGGCGAGACGGAAGTATAATGAGTATGAAATGTTATAGAAAAGTATGACCTACGGCAATATAATGGTATTGTCAAAATCTCGATTGAGAGCTGTAATGCTCCAATATCGCATAAATGTTAATAGCAGTGCAGAAATCCGCTCATAACGCAAATAATCAGCGCACAAAACAACATCAAGACGCTTCTCCAAGCGTCTTTTTTATGGACTCAAGACAGAAAGGCAAGCGTGGCGAGTTAGCTCTCGTCAAGGCATTAAAAGAATACGGCTACAATGTCAGACGCTCACAGCAGTATGCTGGCATCAACCATGATGCAGATGTTGTAGGCATAGATGGTCTGCATATTGAGTGCAAGTACACTGCCAACGGACATGGTTCAGCTTATGAATGGATTAAGCAGTCTGCCAGTGACAAGCGAGAAGATGAGATTCCAGTGGTCATGCACAAGAAAATCAGCAAGACCGCTAGAGGAAACGACTGGCTTGTAACGATGCGACTTGATGACTTCATCGAGATTTGGAGAGGAGGAGAAAATGCAGATAGTAGAGAAATCACCTAGCGAACTTATTCCTTATGAGAATAATCCGAGGAAGAACGAAGACGCTGTGCAGTACGTTGCCAACTCCATCAGAGAGTTCGGCTTCAAAGTGCCTATCGTTATCGACAAGAACAACGTAGTGGTCGCTGGTCACACACGACTCATGGCGAGCCAAGAACTTGGACTGTCGAAAGTGCCGTGCATCATTGCAGACGACCTTAACGAGGAACAGATAAGAGCGTACCGCATCGCAGATAATGCTACTGCCGAAACTTCGTGGTGGGATTATCAGAAACTTGATGAAGAGCTTTCCGAGATTATTCATTTCGACCTCGCAGAGTTCGGTCTGCCCGACCCCGACGCAGTGGACATAGATTCGATGTTCGAGGAAACTGAATTCGTAGAACCCGAGCCGAAGACAATGATATGTCCACACTGCGGTGAAACGATTATCTTATGAGAATCTACCTCGCTGGGCTAGAAGGCAATCACGACATAATACAAAAGGATTCAAAGCCGTTCATACTTGAGTCCTTTTTTTATTCCGAAAAAGGTGATGCTTCTAAATATCTGCATACATACGGTGACTACCTCATAGACAGCGGAGCGTATTCGTTCATGGCTGGTCAGAAGGGAACGCAGTGGGCAGACTATGTAGACAGATATGCCGACTGGATTGTAGCGAACAAGGTCGAAAAGTTCTTCGAGCTTGACCTTGACTCAATCATGGAGTTCTCACAAGTCATGGCGTTGCGTCAGAGACTGGAATCTAGAACTGGAAAGCAGTGCATCCCAGTGTGGCATAAGAGCAGAGGAAAAGAGCAGTTCATTCAAGACTGTAAAGATTATCCATACATCGCACTGGGCGGTATAGCAATCAAAGAGATAAAACCTCAAGAGCACAAATACTTTCCGTGGTTCATAACGACAGCTCACGAACACGGAGCTAAGATACACGGACTGGGCTACACGAACATGAACGGATTGAGGAAATATCACTTTGACAGCGTAGATTCCACACGATGGAACTGTGCAAGATTCGGAAGAGTCGAATACTTCACTGGCAGAAGCATGAAGCAGGTAGACAAGAGGAAGATGGGCTTCAGAGTCAAAAACCAACAGGAAGTAATAAAGTTCACCTTTAATGAGTGGGTAAAGTTTCAGAAATACGCTGAGACTCACCTATAGAAAAATTCAATACGAAAGTGAGGAAACCACATGAAAAAAACCAACACCAACTTAATAATCCTAAACTGCGTCTTCATAACCAGCTTGCTGATTGCCAACGTAGTCAGCAGTAAGGTCGTGACCTTTGGGGCGTTCGTAGTGCCGGCTGCAATCGTAGCCTATCCGCTGACGTTCCTAATGACTGACGTAATAGGTGAGATATGGGGCAAACAAGAAGCTAACAAGACCGTAAAAATCGGGTTCTTCTGCCAGCTCTTAGCTTTGCTCTTAATAGGGCTTGCTGTAGCTCTTCCTGTCGCACCGTTCGCAGATAACCAAGCAGAATTCAAATCCGTTCTCTTGTCTACGTTCAGAGTGACAGGCGCATCTATGGTCGCTTATCTGTGTTCGCAGACATGGGATGTGTGGGTGTTCCACAAGCTGAGAGACAAATACATAGCCAAGCACGGCTCAGTAAAAGGTGGCAGATGGATATGGAACAACGGTAGCACGATGACATCTCAAATCATCGACACCGCAATATTCATCACCATAGCGTTCTACGGAACAGTGCCAAGCATATTGACTATGGTCATAAGTCAGTATGTGGTCAAGTGGGTGTACGCACTGCTCGATACACCTTTCTTCTATCTGATGACAAGGAGCAGAAATGAAAACGAATGATGGAGATTCTTCCCTCGTCCCAAGAGACGAATGGGTAGACGCAGAAGAAATACAGGGTCTTGACGGAATCGTCACGAAGCACCCTGTCATAGAGAAAGCCTTTGAAGGCATACTGAATGACTTCCATCCCGAACATGATGTGTGCCTACTTTCATCGTGTACAGTCACTAGACCTTACTCAAAATCGGTCAAGTGGAAGAAGTACATTGAAACATTCGAGGGTAAAGCAGACCTCATAGTCGTGAGCGTATCGGGATTCATTCCTCAAAAATACTGGGAGTGCTATCCGTACCTCACATACGACACATACGGCAACTCAAAAACAAGAGGTGTTGTACTGAACACCATGAAGGAGCGTATGACGGCATTCTTTAATAGGCATAAGTACAAACGGATAGTGGTTGTCGCAAAACCATTCTCAGCAATAAGAATCGCAACGCTGAAATTTATGGAAGACTATGAGGGCGATGTCGAGCTTGTTCCTACTATGTGTGAGAGGGAGCTTGACAAAGCAAACAGATTCAAGCCTTATGGTGGGCATTATCCCGAGTTAGCAGAACACTGTTTTGCTCATACGATTAATGCCGTGAACATATAAGGAAATCTTAGAAAGGAGGTACAGTCATGGGCGCAGGCGCAGGTGGAACAACTTCCAGAGGCGGAAGAAGAACTACTTCTAACAGAGGCGGTAACGCTAGAGGCGGACGTAGAACTACTTCAAACCGTGGTAGAAGCGGAAGCAGAAGGACTCGTTAGTTAGTCCTATAGAACGAGAAGGGAGTGCTTTATGTGCTCCCTTTATTCGTTCGAACAGAGGAGAAAATACAAATGGCTAGACCAAAGATAGAAATACCCAAAGAACAGTTTGAGTCCTTATGCTCTATACAATGCACCCTTGCAGAGATAGCGGACTTCTTCAAGTGTTCCGAAGACACAGTGGAGAGATGGTGCAAGAGAACATACAAGGACGAAGACGGCAACGCTATGGGTTTTGCGGACACATATAAAAAGTATTCGGTGACAGGGAGAATGTCGCTGAGAAGATGGCAGTTCCGTTCAGCTGAGAACGGCAACACAGCAATGCTGATATGGCTTGGCAAACAATACTTAGGGCAGAAAGAAGTACAGGATGTGACCATCACTAACACTGATGCACAGAACCAGTTTGCTGAAGTCTTGGATATTTGGACTAATGAGATGGGGAAGGAAGTTTGACGACTTCGTTAAACATAAAGCCCAAGCAGAGTTCCTAGAGGGAACAACGCTTGCTGGCAAGACTACCGTCGGTCTGTACAAGTTTATGCTCATGGTTGCAGTAAGCCCTAAGCGTGCTCATATACTTGCTGGACTCGACAAGGGAGTCATAGAAAAGAACCTAATCAACAAAGACTTTGGAATTCAAGAGGAATTCAACAACCTCATTAAATACTACGGCAATGGACGTGGTGGTGAGTCGATACCTCACATACTGTTCATGCCGAACAAAGACACCGAGAAGATAATCTACTGCCTTGGCTACGATGACAAGAAGAGATGGCAGAAAGCTCTCGGTGGTCAGTATGGATGTCTGTTCATAGACGAGATTAACGTAGCCGACATTGATTTTGTCCGAGAGGCTACGATGAGATGCGACTATCTATTAGCGACTCTCAATCCCGATGACCCTACACTGCCGATATACAACGAGTACATCAATCACAGCAGACCGATGGACAAGTGGAGACATGAGACTCCGAAAGAGATACTGGCAGAGCTGAGACAGACCGAGAAAGAAGGCTGGACTCATTGGTTCTTCGGATTCAAAGACAACATCACACTGACACAGGAAAAGATAGACACAGCAACGAAGAACGTACCGCAAGGCACGAAGCTGTGGAAGAACAAGATACTCGGTCTCAGAGGACGTGCGACAGGGCTTGTATTTCCCAATTTCAGCGAGAAAAACATGGTCAAGGCACAAGACGTCAGAGAGAAGATGGAACACTCTGAAATCGTATTTAAACGCCTTATGCTGGGTGTTGATACAGCCTACTCACAGCAGACCGAGGACACGATAGCTATGGAGTTCTGTGGCGTAACGATGAGCGGTGACTTGTATGTGCTGGAAGAGCTGGTGTTCAACAATGCAGAACGTCATGAGCCGTTAGCTCCGAGCGATGTCGTGAAACGAATGGTCGAGTTTGCCGACTACTGCGCTGAGATATGGGGTGGATTCAGAAACATCTTCATAGACTCCGCAGACCAAGCGACAATCATGGAAGCCAAGAAGTACAAGCGAGACAACGGCAGTATATACATCTTCAACGGCGCATGGAAAGACACAAAGATACTGGACAGAATCAACCTACAACTGGGCTGGATTGCAAAGAGCCAGTTCTATGTGACCGAGAACTGCACGGAGTACGTCAGAGAGATAAACGTCTACTCATGGAAAGATGACAAGGACGAACCCGAAGATAGAAACGACCATACAATCAATGCCTGTCAGTATGCGTGGCTACCATACATAGCTGACATAGGGCGAAACAAGGAGACAGCATGAGCATTATGGACAAGGTAAGAGAACGAATGCAGTCGTGGCTTCAAATCAATCCGCCTATTGCGATGATGATTAACATCCAAGAGGTTCTAGACTTTGAGGGCAACGCTATCAAGAACAGAATATGGTATCGTGGTGACCCTAACGAGATTGAACAGCTCTATTGGCAGATTCCGAAGCACGCATCTTCGACCATGTACCATATGTTTTGGGCTTCTAAAGCGACCCCAGGCATGGAGATGAGAAAGATTCACACTGGTCTTCCGTCAACAATCGTAGACTTGCTGGCTGGAATCATCGTGTCGAACCTCAACGACTTTGCGTTCCAAGATAACGAGGAGCTGAAAGAACTGTGGACTGAGATAGGTAACGAGAACAACATCAAACCGCTGATAGAGAAAGCCATCAAACAGGTCCTCGTTATCGGTGATGGAGCGTGGAAAATCTCGCTGGATTCGGAGCTGTCTCAGTACCCGATTATAGAGTTCTTTTCGGGCGAGAAGATTGAGCCGATATTCAAGCGTGGCAGACTACAGGAAATCATCTTCAAGTCGAAGTATTCCATCAACAACGAGACCTATGAGCTGAGAGAGCATTATGGTCACGGCTACATCGACTACGAAGTCCTCAAGGGCAAAACACAAGTCATAGACGCTACCGCAATGGAAGAGTTCTCGCAGTATCAGAGAGTCGAGTGGGATGGCGATGACATGATGGCAGTACCACTGAAGTTCTACGCATCCTACAAATACGAGAACCGAGGGCAGTCCATATTCGACAAAAAGATTGATGCCTTTGATTCATTCGATGAAGCCTACTCACAGTGGATTGATGCGCTGAGAGCTGGCAGAACGAAAGAATACATACCCGAATCGCTCATACCGAGAGACCCGAACACAGGCAAAGTGCTGAAGCCGAATCCGTTCGACAACAGATACATTCAGACGGATGCGGACATGAAAGAGCGTGCTGGCAATCATATCGCCACAGAATCAAGTCCGATACAGCATGACTCCTATGCGTCAACATATTCAACGGCGCTCGACCTTTGCTTGCAGGGCATCATGTCGCCAGCTACGCTGGGCGTGGACGTAAAGAAGCTCGACAATGCCGAAGCTCAGAGAGAAAAGGAAAAGGTAACTCTGTACACAAGAGATGCCATCATCGAAGCTCTTCAGCCGAAGCTGGAAGAACTGGTTAGGGCAACGCTGAGAGCATATTTCAGAAGCCTTAACAGAACAGAACCCGAATATTCGGTAGACGTTACGTTCCAAGACTATGCGAACCCATCCTTCGAGTCTCAGATTGAGACAGTCGGCAAGGGCAGACAGCAAGGCATTCTTTCCATTGAAGCGTGCGTGGAAGAGCTTTACGGAGACGATAGAGACAAAGAATGGAAAGAGGAAGAGATAGCAAGGCTCAGAGCAGAGCAAGGGCTGGTTGATTTAGACGAGCCAGCTATCAATCTCGACCTTGAAGAAGAGGAATGATAGATGACCGAGTACGATATTGACAAGGCGTTCAAGCGAATAGAAATGGAGCTGATTCAGTCCATAATCGACAACCTTGACAGGCATCGTGCTCAAGAAACAGCTGAAGGCTTTGACTGGGAGATGTGGCAAGTCGAACAACTCAAGGCACTCGAAAAGTACCGCAGAGACAACGCATCCAAATTCAACGAGGACTTCAGTGACATCAACAAGGCTGTGCAAGACCTGTTCCAAGAAGCATCAGAGCGTGGCATGGATGAAGCTAATGCGTTCCAAGACATTCTCAGTGGGAACATCTCAGAAGCATACGGCGTTAACACCAGCAAGGTCGATGCGCTGATTGACGCAACGACATCCGACCTCAAGAAAGCTGAACAGGCTGTGCTGAGAAAAGCCAATGATGACTATAGAAAAATAATATACAACGCCCAGCTGTACGCATCGCAAGGCGGTTCATATGAGAAAGCCGTTGACATGGCAGTGAAAGACTTCCTCAGAAGAGGAATCAACTCAGTCGTGTACAAGAACGGAGCGAGACACACCATCTCAGATTACGCATCAATGGCGATACGCACTGGCGCTAAGAGAGCCTATCTCATGGGGCTGGGCGAACAGATGAGAAGACTTGGTGTCCATACAATACGAATCAACAGACGTAACGGAGCGTGTCCGCTGTGTGCTAAGTGGGTAGGCAGAGTTCTGATTGATGACGTTTACAACGCTGGCACAAAGGCTGAAGCTCGAAGAAAAGGCTATCCGTTGCTGTCTGAAGCTATGGAACAAGGTCTGTATCATCCGAACTGCAAGGACGTTCATTCGATGTATGTTGAAGGCATATCTCCACCCGAAAAGAAGCCTACAAAGAAAGACATTCAGAGAATGGTCAACACTTACAATCGGGAACAGGCAGAGAAACGAGCAAACACGCTGGCAGACGCATATGAGCGCATGGCAGACAATATGCTAGAACCGCAAGAAAAACAGCGGTATGATGCACTCGCTAAGAAATGGAAGGACGAAGCAAAGAAGAAGACATACGACTTCCATGCTGGCACTGTATCATGGTTCAATCTGAGTGAGGAAGAAAAGTTCCTTATCAGCGATACTATGGACTTGCTCGAAGACAAAGGCTTCTCAGAACAGCGAAGTGCCGAGATTGCCGATATTCTGCACAAGTTGCCTAGAGAAGAGGGCGATGCGTGGTTCGATGAGATGGACGAGACCGACTATGTATTCGACTTGAACAATGGCGCTCACTTCGCTCCTCTCACAAAAGACGTTCATCTAAAGAAGGATGGCTCATCTTCAGCTTCCACTGCGATGCACGAAACGATGCACGCCAGTGATGACAGATGGAAAGTCGAATACACTTACACCGCAACGGAAGACAAGTCGTTTTATGTTTTAGAGAACGGCAAGCTGGCAAGAAAAGAACTGCACGCTGGTGAGACGGAGACAAAGAAGATTCAGTGGTCAGCGTACATTGATTTGGAGATTAATCCTAACGATGTATATGACGAGGTTGTAGACTTCTTTGGCTATGACATAAGACCTAGAGCAAAGGATATAATAAAATCGCCCGAAAACGCTGAGAAGTACAAGGACTACATGCACTCTCTTATGTTTAAATACAAGGATGCCAGCTCCGAGTTCTGCAACGCAAGAGCCTCGTTGTCGGATATAATAGCTGGTATAACAACGAACGCCACTGGAGCAGAGCAATACTTTGGTTATCACGACGCCAGTTACTGGAATGTAAGACCTTTCTTATCTGAGAGTGGTGATGAGATTTTTGCTAGGGGGAAGGGTACTTGCTGTACAGTCGAAGCGTTGGCAGAGTATGCCGAGATAAGAACGACTTATCCGAAGCTCCTAGAAGAGCTGAAGCTGATAAGTCCTACATACCACGACATCTTGGAGGAAGCCTATGAAGAAATCCTTGGAATTAGATAAAGACCCTAACGAGTATTTCATCGACTACGCTAGGAAATATGGTGAAGAGAAGTATCGAGAGGAGATACCTTATTTGCTGTGGGGCGTTGTGGACATCGCTCTTGATGTAAAGCAGTGCCTTGAAGCAGACAAAACACTGTCGGAGATGTTTCCCGACAAATATCCGCTGAAGGTAGAAGATGACGTTGATATATGAGGTAGAACATGGCAGAGAAAAAGAAAAAGAAATATGACAGCGACATTGTAGGTTGGTACACTCGTGGTGGGAAGAGAGTGCCTGTCAGAAGCAAAAGCTTTGGCAACGGCCCCGATGGCGCAGAGTATGGACGTCTCATCTCGAAAGCAACGCAAGGGCAGAGCAGAAGCAAGGTCAAGGCTAGCGACATAAACGATGACCTTTTAGACGGAATGGCAATCGGTGACAAAATAGAGCTACCCGATAGGTGGTCTACAAAGCCTACTAGATATACGAAGAGGAAAGATAAAACGTGGGAACACGAGCTGTCGACCTCTTCTTTTACGGAAGACAAAAGTCAAGGCGATGTAATCAAGTCGCTTTCCAAGTACCGCTCTGATATATACATTGTGAGGAAAAAGAAAAAATAAGGCTAGGGAGCGCAAGCTCCCTTTTTCTATGGGCAATTAGCAAGTCTACACAGAGGTGCAAGTCCTCATTGCTCTTACATGGTGAGACACACCTAAAACTGGACGAGAGACACTCTAAGAAACTGTAAAGGAGAATTGTTATGGCAGATGAAAAGAATGTACAGACACCACAGGAAGAACAGCAGAGCGCACCAGCGTTCGACTACGACAAACTGGCATCTATCCTCGATGGAAAGATTGCAGTGACAGAGAAGAAAGTGCTCGGTGGGTACTTCAAGGAACAGGGGCTGTCTGAAGACGAGATGGCAGAAGCCATTGAAGCGTTCAAGAAAGACCGAGCATCCAAAGCACCCGATGTCGATGCACTGAATCAGAAAATCACCGACCTTGATGACAAATTCCACGAAGCTGACAGCCGAGCCTTGTATGCCGAAGCACAGTATGAAGCTGTAATGCTGGCATCAGAGCTGGGCGTAGGCGCAAAGACTGTTCCGTACCTTATGAGAATGGCAGACTTATCTGATGTCGTAACAGATGGTCAGATAGACCAAGAAAAATTAAAGGCAAGTCTAAGTAAGGTTCTTGACGACCTTCCTCAGCTGAAAGAGACCCATGAAGAACGCACAGGCTTCAAGATTGGCTCTGACGGTGGTCACAACAAAGGTGCGACTAACGAGGAGTTAGCAAGAATCTTCGGTGTAAAGATGAAATGAGGTAAAAATTAATGTCAAACACAATTAACTATGCAGAGCAGTTCAGCCAGTTCCTTGTGCAGAAGTACGAGACAGAGATGAGGTCTTACGGTCTCACTCAGTCGAACCCACAGGTACAGTGGCTGAATGCAAAGACTATCAAGCTCCCAGTAATCACACTGACAGGCTACAAGATGCACACAAGAACAATCGGATTCAACAGTGGCGACCTTACAAACACATGGGAAGCCAAGACGCTGAATTTCGACAGAGATGTGGAGTTCTTCGTAGACCCGATGGATGTTGACGAGACTAACCTCGTTGCTTCGGTAGCAAACATTCAGACTGTATTCGAGACAGAGCAGGCTATCCCTGAGACCGATGCGTACAGATTTTCCAAGCTGTACACCGAGTTCACATCCAAGAGCGGTACTGTTGATACAACCGCACTTGATGAGACCAGCTTCCTTGAATGGTTCGATGAAGAGATGTGCAACATGGATGACGCTGGCGTTCCCGAAGAAGGCAGAATTCTTTATCTGACACCAGCAATGTACAAGGTTGCAAAGAACGCTGATGGCATCACAAGGTTCATGCAGATTTCTCCGGGCAGTGGCACAATCAACAGAAAGGTATGGAGCCTTGATGACGTTCAGCTCGTCAAAGTTCCGTCCGCAAGAATGAAATCCGCATACAACTTCTCAACTGGCTTCGTACCAGCATCCGGCGCAAAGCAGATTAACTGCATCGCAGTTCATCCTAATTCAGTAGTGGCTAGAGAGAAGTACGCCTACATCAAGATGTTCACCCCAGGCACCGATTCAAGAACAGGCGATGGCTACATCTATCAGAACAGAAAGTACGGAGACCTGTTCCTTCTGAATCAGAGGGTTGCTGGTGTAGCAATCAACGCAGAAGCATAAAAGGAGGAGAGATATGGTCGCAGTTAAAGACAACATGGAAATCACCATTGATGCCGTCAGCAAAGATGGCTTCATCAAAGACGGTTTCGACATCTACGAAGATGGAAAGCTGATTGCATATGGAGCTGGAAAGACTGTCCCATTCGAAAAATACATCAAGCTCCAAGAAGAGTGTGAAGCACTGAAAGAGGAGTGTGAAGCACTGAAAGAGGAAATTGCTTCCTCAAAGAAGAAGAAAGAGAAGACCGAGAAGTAATGTACACACCATACGTTACGGCAGAAGAATACACGGAAATGGGATATACAGCAGTACCTTCCGAGTCATTGGATGCTTACTTGCTTGAAGCCAGTCGGAACATCGACACTCTGACGTTCAACCGCATCGTTGCAAAGGGATTCGACAATCTGACTGAGTTCCAACAGGAATTAATCAAAGAGGTGTGCTGTAAGCAGACTGACTTCCTCTATGAGAACAAGGATGCGATAGCAAGCATACTAAACAGGTATTCAATAAATGGCGTGACAATGGAGTTCGGAACAGGGTTCAATATGACGATTGAAAACGGACTGCCGATTCAGAACACCGTGTATTCGCTTCTGAAGCAGACAGGTTTGTGCTGGAGAGGTGCGAGATGAAATATCCCGAATTAGTACCCAACTGGGTCTGCACAACCCCAATCACTCTTCATATAGAGGGTGAGGGACTATCTGAAGATGGTGAGCCAATGACAGAAACGCTCTCGGGCTTGTTATGCAACTGGCAAGATGGTGGAAAAGTAGTGCTCAACAATGAGCAGAGAACAATCCTCATTTCGGGTACTGCATACTTTAACGGCGATATATATCCTCAGATGTCCAATTTAGTCGGGGGAACTGCTGAGATTTTTGGAGAGACAAGAGAGATACTTCAAGGATTCAAACGCAGAAACCCCGATGGGACAGTCAATCATACGGAGATACAGTTCAAATGATTAAGTCCAAAGTCGAAGTAAAACTCAATAGTGGGAAAATCAAGGGACTGGAGAAAGACATGGCGAGAGCCTTGTCAATCTCAGCCTATCTACTGCAAGACCGAATCAGAGAAGCCCACGTCATTCCTAGAGACACTGGGGCACTGCAAGGCGAGAAGTTCTATGTAGATGACTCCGATGTCATGAAGGGCGTTGTGAAGCTCGTCAATGAAGGTCCTTACGCACGCAGATTATACTACCACCCCGAATACAACTTCCGTAAGGATAAGAACGAGTTCGCACAGGGCTTGTGGTTCAGTCTGTGGCAAGATGGTGGCGTCTATCAGAATGAACCTAGAGAGTATTACGAAAAGGCTTTATTGCAGATTATTGGAGGAGACCTTTGATGTTAGCTGAATTCAGAGACTACCTTAAAACACTTGATGTTGCCGATAACTACTATATCGGAAAGATTGACAATTCAAAGCTGAAGACTATAGGCGTTTACGGTCATCAAGGCGGTCTTGCACGAGTCGAAGCTATAGGCAAGGAGTCTTCGTATAATGTTACAAGAATCCGTATACTTATTCATTGGAACAAGAACGCCAAGGAGACAGAAACCGCTTCTTGGAATGTGTATGAACTATTACGTTACATCACCGATGTGGATATGGGAACTGTTCACGTCCAGTATCTGAGTCTTGATGAGAGCGAACCAGCATTCATCGGCACAGATGACAATGGCGTGTATGAGTACCACATATCCGCACGCATATATTACAGGAGGTAATCATGGCAACAACTACAGGCGTATTCCCTTGCTATGAAAATCAGTTCAAAGTCAACACAGCCGAGGCAGGCGCCACGGCAAACTATGTGCCCATCGCTGATTGCGAGACCTTTGAGGTTTCTTTCGACAACAACGTAGAAGAGTGGACTCCTTTTGAATCTGAGGGATGGGTTCGCAGACTCATGACTGGAAAAGGCGTCACAATCACTGTATCGGGCAAGAGAAACATCGGAGATGCTGGCAATAACTACATTGCTGGACTTGCATTCGAGAACGGCAGAGACGCAGAAGTTGACTTCCAGTGGACTTTCAAAGACGGTACAGTCGTAGAGTTCACTGGAGCACCTATCAACGTAACTGCACTCGGCAGTGGCGATTCGACAGCTGTCGCACCGCTTGAGTTCACAGTGCTGTCCAACGGCAAACCGACAGTAACACCATAATTTGAAGAGAGGAGAAAAATATGATTTATTCACTGACAGACAAGCTATCCTTTGATGAGAATCCTCAGATTGAAATCAAGGGCAAGACCATTACTGTAAAGGCAGAAGCAGAGACAGCTCTGAAACTGCTGGATATGCTCGACAAAGAGGGAGAGCTGTCGGCAACAGTCAAAGCTCTTGACATCCTCTTCTCGGCAAAAGACAGAAAGGTCATCTCCGACATGAAGCTGAGTATGCACGACTACACCACACTCATCTCAACGGCAATCGACCTCTGTCTCGGTAACGACCCAGACGCAGATAAGGAATCGGAATAAGAGAGCCGTACTATGACATCAGCGATGATTGGTCGCTGATTGTATCGAGCTTTCAATCACAGTACGGCTTGCGTTTGGCTAATGAAATCAAATCCATGAGCTGGCGTGAATTTTCATATTTTCTTGAGGGCTTATCGGGTGAAACTCCGCTCGGACGCATAATAGCTATTCGAGCGGAGAAAAACCCTAAAGCTCTGAAGGACTTCACGCCCGAACAGAGACGGATAAGGAATGAGTATCTGATAAAACAGGCATCGCATAAATCTGCCAGTCAAACCGACACCATGCTCGAAGATATAAAAAAGATATTTGTAGGGATGGCAAAATGAAAAAACTGAAGTGTGAGAAGTGCGGAAAGACCTTGATGCTCATTGAATACGGAAAGCTCGAAATAAAGTGTCCTCGTTGTGGGGCATTAACAAAAGTGGAAATAAAGGTAACGAGTAACGTCGCCACAAGATAGGCTAGACAACCGACCTTAGAAAGGAAGGAAGTATGGCTTTAGGCGACGTTATTTTTACGGCTAGATTAGATACAAAACAATTTAAAAGAGACCTAGAGGTCGTCAAACAAGACGGTCAGAGACTGGGCGTAGGCTTTGCCAAGAACTTTGACAAGAGTCTCCGAAGACTGAGCTTTAAGGGTGTACTGAATGACATAAAGCTATTCAAGGCTGGACTGAAAGCAACCAACGATGAGTTGGCTAATTCAGCCGTTGAAGCGATGAAGGCGAGGGCGAAATACAGCGACCTTGTAAAGACCGCAGAAGAGCTTAGACAGGCGATGAACAACAAGGGCATCGACCCTAAAAAAGTTGCTCTTGTTCAGTACCTTGAAAACAAGAAAAAGGAAATCGAGCAGAAGATTGCCATAAGCAAACAGCTTGAATCGCAAGGCTTCGGCAACACTTCGGGATTCACTTCCGCAGATTACGAAAAAGAGCTTAACGGCATAGTTGCCAAGCTCGAAGAGGTAAGGAAATCTCTCGGCAATGCGAAGCCGACTGAGGATGAGCTGAGAGCCTATGACGCTCTGAAAGAAAAGATAAAAGAAGCGTCCACTGAGATGTTGACAGCCAGCAAGATTGCTGACGGACTGAGCAGAGGAGCGAACGCTAAAGCGTTTTTCGGCAAGATATTTGGCAAAGAGGGCGTGCTTGCGACTGGCAAACAAAAAATAGGAGCTGTGTTCGGCAAACTGCGTACCA